TGATTGCGACTTAAAACTTGACCAACAAGCTTTTGATCATTAATAGCAATCGATTCTGAAACTTGTAATATTGTATTTAAAGACATAATTATGATCTCGATTGTGGCAATGATCTTGTTGCGGATTGATTAGCCGCAAATACCGCTTGTTTATTTCGTGATAAAAATTGTGTAGCTGATTGCGTATCAATAGCACTCATGCTTGCAATATAAGGGCCATTATACACTACTTGAGGGCCACCGCCCATAGTAGAACTTAATTGATTATTAGGAATAATAGTTCCTGAAGATTTAGGAATAAATAATTCAGGGCCACGCTCACCAACCATATATGAATTTTGAGCGCTTACATTTCCGCCTTCAGCTTTCCCACCCCAAAAAGCAGTTGATCCGAATGCAGGCGAACTACCACCGCCGCCAAAAAATTTACTAAAAAATCCACCAATACCTGATTTTTCAAATATGGCCGTAGCTTGCGCTCTCATTTGAATTTTTAATAAATCGCCAATAATACTTCTTGCTAAATCACTAAAACTTAATTTACCTGTTTGCACAAATTGATCTATTGCGCTTTCCATATTTTGTGTAACAGATACGAAAGCTTGCTCACCTAATAAAGCCGCATTAGTAGCATTATCAGCATAAGTAGCAAAAGCTTTTTTCCAGCCAAATTCAAAAGTTCTTTGTGATTGTAAAATAGCGTATTCTTGTTTTGCTCTATTTATTTCTGTTTGCGCCCATTCATTAGCTTGCTCTTGCGACATTTTACGACCAAATTGATCGCCTAAAGTTAATTGCTGACGCTTATGTTCAATATCTAATAATTCTAATTTTAAATTTCTTTCATTTTGTCCTAAAAATGCTAAATCAGATTCTAATTTATATCTTTGTCTTTTAGCTTCAGAAATCATTATTTCTCGTCTATAAAATTCCTCTTGTCTTTTTAAAGCGTCTGCTAATTTTTTTTCTGATTCTGATTGTTCTATTTTACGCTTGGCTTCTAAATTTGATCTATCAGCAGTAAAATTAGGCCCTGCTGGGCCTGTATTATTCATAGGGCTATAAGTTGAGCTTCCTTCAGCGCCTTTAGGGCCAAAGCCAAAAAATTTATCTATCTTTTCAAAGTATGGGTCTAATTTTTGATTAACTCTATGAATTGCATCCATCGCTTTTGCGATAGCTTCTAAAACAGGTAATACATTTTTGGCTAGATTATCTTTAAAATGAAGCCATCTTAAATCCATAGCATCAATAGCTACACCTATGCGCGCATAAACTTGATCCGATCCAGCAAACGATCCTTTAGCTTTTTCATAGTCTGCATATAAACCTTTAACATCAACACCTTTAATTGCTTTTCCTAATAGATCAAACGCTAAAGCATTTCGTCTAATTGGGTCTTCAATATTACTTAAACCTTTAAGTGTTTTTTCTAATAACTCTTGCTCTGTTAAAGTAGCTAAATCTTTAGTCGTTATACCTAAATCTTGAAATGATTTTCGGAGTTTGTCAGAGCCTTGAGCGGCTTCATCAACTTTATTTGTAAATGATGCAAATATTTTTGAATTATCATCTATATTTCCACCATTAAGAGCAAGAGCTTGAGATAATTCAAGAACACTTTCTACGGCAACTTCATTGGCTTTTGCTACATCATTAATTTGATCTGCAAATTGTATTGCTTCTCTTGAAGCCGCTATGAATGCAGTTCCAACGGCGGCTAAACTTATTTTAGCGCCAGCGCCAAAGGTTTCAACCTTATCTTTAGCCATCCCTAGATTTTTATTGAACTCGCCTGCATCAAGTCCAAGTAAAACCGCTAGTCTTGAAATAATTGCCATAATTACTTACCTTTAAATTTATCCATATTGAATTCAGGTGCTTGGCTCATAAACATTAATAATGATTCGCTAGCAGATTCTTTAGGCTCATCAAAATAATATGGGTAAATATTTCCCAATACGCTTTTAAGTGTATAAGGCTGACTATTACTAGCTCTTAAATAATTAAATACGCCTGCCGTAAGCGTTCCTAACCCTACTATCACATTTTTATTGCCCAAAGCACCATCAGCATACATAACCATTATTTCGTTCATTGTAGCTTCATCTAATGCGTCAATGTTTTGTATTGTATGCCCATTAAAAATCATAGCCGCTCGGACTTGTGTTCTTAATGAGCCTGTTACTTTGAGCGAACTTCCTTATATTCAGGGCTTATAACTTCATTGATTTTTTCAACCAATGTAAGCTGGATTGCCAATGGAAATTCAGCTTCTATATCTTCATAGGTTATTTGATCTAATGTTTCGCCATTTTCACCTATTAAAAATTTAATATATGCAGTAATTCTATATTGAAGGATATGTTTGTTAGTTGCGGTTTCTCTCATTGATCGGCCGTCAATTACAATATCATTATTCTCTTCTTTTATGCCTTCAACTTTTCTAATATCTTCAGTTAAAATTTGATAAGCTTTTTCTATCTCATCAGCATTAGGATTTTTAGAATAATTATAAATTTCCTCAATTTCAGATACGCTTGGGACTTTAACTTTAAAAGTATGTCCACCTAATTCAAATGATCTAGTTAATACTGATAATCTATTTTCCTCGTATTTTTTACCGAGTGCTGATCCTAATTTGCTCATGTCTTTTCCTTATTTTGTTAAATTTTTAGCTTTATATGCATCCATTTTTTGTTTAATTAAATCACCTAATTTTGCTGATACCGCTTGCGCTTGTGATTCTAATGATACTCGCATAAATGGTTGGGCTGACATTTTAGCCGTTCCAAACTCATTAGCAATAGCTCTAGCATCGTGCATAACGCCAGCTTCATCATAAAACTTTCTTTTAGCCTTTTTATATTCACTACCTTTTAAAGTTCCATGTTGCGCGTGGAATTGTTGCTTTAATTTTTTAGGAATTGGTCGAGATGAAACAAGTGATATAACAGAATCTTTTGTTGTTACATACTTTGATTTCATATCTTTTCTAGTAGGTCTTCTTGCAGTAATATACAAAGAACGATCCAATGCGCCTGTGTCTTTAGGTGATAGTGCTTTTGACATAGCCAATACAGGCTTCATAGCTTCTCTAACGGCTGGTATTAATACTTTGCTTTTTGCGTCTTTATCGCCAAATTGCTCTTGAAAATATTTAAAAGCTTCAAGAGTTTCTTTTAAACCATTAACGGCAAATTTAACACTCATTATTCTGCCTTAATAATTTTTTGATAGATTGTATTATTAAGTTTAATAGCGTAATCAACAGCTTGTTCGGGTGTCATTTTGTCCGCATGATTTTTAGCAATATCATGGGCTAAAGCAATACCTGTTAATCGTTGTTGAGCAAAACCAAACCAATTCTTTTGACCTGAATTGGCTTGGCTTACTAAATAACTTAATAGATCATCGCTATTCTTGATTTGTGTCGTCATTGTGTTTTACCTTTTCTTTTTTTGTGTTTTCATAAGGATTAACTTTTGCTAGTGCCTGTAAAGCAATATATTCTGCGCTATCAGGATTAGCTTTTGCTAAAGCGTCAGCAACTTCTTTTGCATCAACGGGCAAACCCAAAGCTACTGTATCAAGGCTTTGATAGGTGCTAGTTAATATTTCAATAGCTTCAGATAATTTCATTTTCTAATCCTTATTAAGTATTATTTGACCAACCATATTGGTTGCCGCGTGGATGGATTGTAAATGTGCATTTAGCTTCAGCAGTTGGGTTAGGATCAACTGTGAATTGGCCTACGCGACCATTAAATGCGTAATTAACAATGTTTGTGCCATCAGTAGCAGAGATAACGAATGTTCTATCAATTGTGCCGTTATAAGCATCGCCACGCATTAAAAGAAGATTAGTATCAGCAGGATTCCATGCCGCAGTAATTGTCATTGATGTTGGAGCGGCTTGTGTAGGAATCTTGTCGGATTGACGAGAGCCTGCAACATTATAGTTTGCCATTGCATCATCTTGACCAAAAGCTGGGATAGCTTCTACAGGTAATAAGTTTGCTGAAACTGTGATACCTGATACTGAAGCATAAACAGAAAGGTTAGCTGTTGATAAAGCGGTTGGTGTTGCGCCTGATTGACAATAAAGACTTGCGCTAAAACCTGGTAAAACTTTATTTGGAAGTGCCATAATTTATTTCCTCACATTAAAAAATTAAAAATTCTTATGTTGGTATGTATAAGGTGCAATCCATAAAAATATTAAACAGATTGATCTCATTGTCGTATCCATTATATAACCATACTACATCAGCTTTAGATATTGGAAATTTTGTGCCACTAGGATTTCCAAAAACTCCACTATAACCATGTAGCGCTTGCAAAATGTCATTAGCAGTTTGAAAACTATTTGCCATCGTGGTAGAAAATACACTTATTTGAAAAGTCGGTGTATCAATACCTTTAACACTTTGTGTTTGACCTGTATAAACAGGTTGATGGACATTTCTTAATTGCCATGTAACAAAATCATTTTGTGTAGCAAAATTTCTATTGAAATTAGCATAAACAGGTATAGGCGATATTATATCACTTAACTGCCATTGTATGGCTTTTGCATAATCATTTACATTCATTTGAGAAGCCATATTAAACCTTTGTCGTAGGATCGGATCGGTAACACATTAAGGTTACTGACATTCTGTCGTTAGATTCAATAGCATCCGTAATGCGCCAATCTTTATCTCGCCAAGTAATTGAGTATAAATCTTGATGATTTACAATATCTTTTAAATTAGGTGTGTAATTAAAAGTAAATTGAATTAAATCTTGATAAACACGATAACGCTCGGTTATAGCAACCGAATTTTTTACATCGGATACTAAAGGCCGAGTTGTAAATTTAGGTGCAATAGTTGTTGTATATTCACCATATAGATCAGTTCCAAAGGTGAGATCATTAACAACCACATTTTCATAGCGCTTAATGGCCATTTATATTCTCACATTACAAGTGGTTTATATGGTCTTAATAAAGCATCCACTCCATAAGGAATGTTTTGTAATTTAGTTAAAGTTGTTTCAGCACGATTATTATATAAATGTGTTAGTAATAATAAGCCTGCCTGTTTAATTACAGGATATGCTTGTAAGAAGTTAGGGTTTTGTGTGTATTCAACAACAAGCGGACTTGTTCTATTCATGCTGATATTGCTAGGTGTGCCATTAGGCAAAATAACTTTATTACCTGTAACATCGTAGTAATAATCATTAGTTGTAAGAGTAACTAAAACGCTTGGGCTATTTCCATTGTAATAAGCAACTTTAGTAATTACTGTGCCGCCGGAATTAAATTTATCTGTATAAGATACTTCAGGCAAATCTAGGCAAACAGGGCTTGCATAGATTGAATTTACATTGTAATAAACGCGATATGAAGTAGGGAAGATTGACATACCGAGATAATCCTCAATATGCATTCTTACCGCTACTTCCAAACCTTCTAAATAACCATCTTGTGATTCATCGCCAAACAAATTTAATTGATTGGTAATCTCATCAAGCGTTAGCCAATTAGTTGTTAAATCGCGCGCAATTTGCTCAACCTTTGTGTAATTAAAAGGATTGCGAGTTGCCGCATAAGGAACTTGCCCTAGCGTATCAGCCATTTATTAAACCCCTACTAAAAATACACCTGCAAAAGGATTGCGAACAGTAGATGCTAATCTTTTTTCAGCATATAGCGTTACAAAGCCAGGTGCAGTTTGGTCAAAAAGCTTAATATTCATTTCTTCTGCATCAGCAATAGTTAGGAATTGATCCCAATTTGCTAATACGCCTGAAATCTTACCAGCCGCAGGTGCTTCTAGGTAAGGATTAGGAATTACAGGGAAACCAAATAAATTAGCTATTGCGCCACCATCTTCATCGCCTACTTCTACAAACATTGGCGCGCCACCTGTTGATCCTTTTAATTTTCTTAATTGAGCAATTAAAGTTGGATGTAAGTGCCATGCAGTTGTAGGTAAACTCCAATATTGACCAGGCAATAATGAAGCCGCATTTACAATGTCATCATAAGTAATGCCTGAAGCTGAAAACTCTTCTTTTAAAATTGTGTGAATACCATTAGTTATTGCAGTTCCGCTTGTGCCATAAGCCGCCGCTGAAGTGCTTGTATTATAAACAACTAAACCGCGCAAGCCATCAGTTGCACCTGTTGATGTTGTAATTGATCCTGCTTGATCGTTATTTAAAGCCATAGATTGTGCTTCTAATTGGCTAAATTCGAGCATCAAATCACTCACAATTGCAGTTTCAAGGCCATTAATATCTGACATTGCCGCAGTTCTAATTGGTAATTGTGCAGTTATAACTCTTGTTGGAAGTTGCCAAAAAGAAGTAGCAATATTTGGGCTACCGCTATCAGGAACAACCGCATAAGTCCAAGCGTTAGTTGAGTTAGCCGCGTTACCTGTTTTAGCAACAAATTGAGCCGCTGAAGTATTTGTGGATTTGATTTGACGAGAACCTTGTCTGAAAGGATTAGCATAACGGAGTGCCGCG